TGGGAAAACTCCTTAAATAGGTTAACTAGGGGCCCAGTGCATACCTAGTGTTTTTATCGAGTTTACATCTCGGGATTGCCTCTACTGCAACGCGACCATCTTGACAGGGGGTGCAGATGCACTCACAGGCTGAAACTGTTGTCCAGCTCCCTGTCGTCCACGACGATTATTTCCTCGTCGCTTTCGATTTGAGGTCTGTTTATTACCACCCATTCGTTGGAAAGCATTAATGAATGCTTGAATGTCGTTGGCAGCTGGTGGTGATTTTCGTTGAGGCGCGGCGCTGAGCGGGGTATTTCGATTGGGCTTGATCTTGGTCGGACTAGGTTTAGGCTTACTCCCTCCTTTGTTACTTTTACCACCCAAGACTCTCTTAGCGAGACTCGAGAGCAGTGAAGTACCAAAAGTGGCCAAACCGTTGGATGCCATAGAGGCTAAGGTTCCCCAAAAATTGTATCGTGCAGGCAATACATCTTTGAGTTCGTAGAACCCATCCATCATTGCTTGCATAACCATTAGATTTGGTTTCGGTCCGAGTTTGATCATGCCAGCCCACGCGCTAGCAAGGCATGGTTGAACCTCATAGATACTGATGGTCTTCTTGATAAGTAGATTAGTCATAGCATTGGTTTGCGGATTCAAAGAGAGTCCACTGAACAATACATATGACCAAGTCATATCCTTACTCCAAAGTGTATCATAGAGAGATTTGGCCTCGCCAAAGTTCTGTCCAACGTTCATATTTTCGTAGAGGGGTGACAAGAAATAATCCGTTCCGGAGCCTTCAACTTCGGCTGTCCAACACTGGTATAAACCAGAGATTTCAGCGTCGATTGTAGCTTCGAATGTATTAGTTCCAGCCAGCCAGCTAGGAGAGATGGTGTTAAGACGTTGGATAGAGAAAGCACCTTCAGATGCTTTGCCGCCGTACGACCTCAAACTGTTACCCAGAATCTGGGAAGAGGAAGGAAAGTTCTGAATTCCTTCAGCAGTAGAGAGTTTACCCAACAGAATGATCTGGTGAGTGGTGTTTGGATCTAAGTCCAGATGTTCGGTTGGGGAGAGATTCAGGCGTTTGAGAACTTCCACGCGATGATGGTGTGGAATTTGGAGCCATCTCTCAATTTTATCAGTGTTGCGAGTCACTTTCACTTGATTGACGCGGATCATACTTTTAACGATTGAATAAAATAACGCAGGGTTGTCATTGACCATGCCTATAAGTGTACCAGCGAACAAAATGTTCGGATTGAACTGATTACCCGTAACCATGCCTGTGTTGTTGAACATAGTCATGTTAGGGTACAGTGTGGTGCTCTTAGCGACTGGTCGATACAAATTAGCGTCATTTTTCCAATTTTTGAAATTGTAGAGTTGCTCAACGGCGACTCCGGCTAAATCTTGCATCATTCGGCGCTCAGATGCAGTGTTATTACGCACGTAACCGATGTGTTTGACTCTGGCTCCATTAGGGATAATAAAACCATAGTCATACGTTTGCAAATTTTCAGGTCCGCATTCAATGACAGTATTGTAGGTAGGACTACCGATCTTCAAGTCCTGTACCCTCGGTGCATTCATAATTTCCATGTCTCTCCATTCGATGACGACTTGAGTTCTAGCGTCGTTGGTTGGGATACCACAAAACTCGGGTACCGCCGACGGTGGGTGGAGACATTTACGTATAACTGCATCGGTTTCGGTGTGTTTATCGACAGATGTTTGAACCTCCGTATCGTTGTGCAGATTGGAGAATAAATCGATATCAACCGGGTTGGCAACAGCTGTATTTCCGTTCATTATGTAATTTTAAATATATAATAAATATAGTTAATTAGCAATAGAAATTAAATAGGAGACAAATTTTATAGAATTATGTTATATTTAGAGAAAAATCTCCTATTTTAAAATAAATTATTTAAAATTGAACTTAAAATTGTCCGTATAGATAATGTAAAATTCACCGCTATCTTCATATTTGAGATCTTCATATCTTTGTGTTGACAAAAACTTTAGGTAATCAAACAAATATTCAACTTCATCGTCTGTGATGTTCAACCCAGCATGTCGATAATGATGGCCGCATAGTGCTACACCAACTTTCTTTTCCTGCTGAGTATTAACGACGTTGACAGAGTCTTGTATATTAATACGAGACTCCTCCCAATCATCAATACATGCGTAGATTTTACTAATCACTTTAACTGTGCGACGTAGTACATCTGGGAAGAAACCGTACGGTGTAATAATGTTAGCTACAAACTCGGATACGGCAGGTGAGTCGAATTTAATTTTAAAACCAAAAATTTCAGATATTTTACGAACACCATCGTCTTTCTGCATGCAACTGAGTGCCTCTGCGTGGAAGTCATCTCCTTTGAAAGAGGCTAATTTTAGGTCAATAAATCTGTAACAAGCACCAATAGCCATCATGTTGAATAATGTATTGCCTGTTAAAGTATTAGGTTGACCACTGTGTTGCATGAATATATTACTTAACTTAGATAACCCCACACTATTTGCATAGTATAAAGTCCATTTTGATCGTTGTTCGCGGTATAAGTTAATAACATTTCGAGGTGTGTTCATATTCTCAAATATAGCTATTTCAGCTTCAAGACTTGCAGCACAATGGGCTGTATCGAATTCAGTGAAGTCAGTGTCAACATTAATTCTTGTTGAATTCGCAGGTGGTAATGGAAAGAAATCTTTAACGTCTCGTTTTTCTGCTATCTCTCTGCCCAAATCTCGATCAGATTTGTTAAAAGACAGCACAACATTTTCATTAACATTAATTGTTAACTTCTTTGCCATCATCCTTGTGAACCCAGAAAACATAACATTCAGGATTTTTGACCATGCACTAACTCCTTGACCAGCTTTATAAGCATTTTCTTTACCGCTGGCTACGACATGTTTGTCTTGTTTCTTCATAATGAATTTTATTATTCTCGATGTGTTGGATTCCCAATCCATTTCAAGCTCAGCAATGGATTTGTTCTTATTATCCATTCCAAACATTTGATCAAACACAAACACACTAAGATCGTGTAAATTAGGATTTTTATACTTACGATCGGCATACTCATCAGCAAACATTTGAACGTTTGTCTTATTTTCGGGGTATGCATTGACCCATTCATAATCAGAATCGTTTAGTTGGCCGATTTTCTTTTGTAATTCAACGAGATAATCGGTCAATGCAATAAACACTTCTTCGTGGGTTACGGTCCACATTCTTTTATCCAATCTCACGAAATGTTTTAAACCATCAATGAGCAACTTGGTAGAACCAGTTTGCTGATTATGTTGACCGTAACGTGTTATCATAGTATTTAATGTTTCTAGTGTGTCCTTACTATGGTAATACTTTACGTGTGGTTTAATGGCGAGGCGACCGCCAGTTATCATGAAATCAGATAAATTCACGTGATCCAAGGATATTCTTGTGTTGGTGTTTGTTTGAACTATTGCTTTCGGTCCAAATGCTAGTAGATTATTTGGTTGATTAGCGTTAACTTTAAGAATTGTTTTATCCAATATTGTTTCAATCTGTTGAGTTTGAATCATTTTGGACGTTTCAACTCTTTCTTCTATAACGTCTGGTACCTGGTCTTTGATAATCTTAGTGGCAGCGATTGGTTTTATATCAGCCGCATCTATTGTTCTTTCGATGTTAGTTCCAATAATTTCTGCAGCTAATTTAAAATCGTCATTGTTACCGTAAACAATAATCTGTCTGGTGTGTCTTGTCATGGCAGAGTATAGAAAAGCGATACGGTCAGGTTGATTAATGTATTTAAGATCATGTAAATACAAGTTAACGGTATCGGTCGTCATACCCTGGGATTCGGTTGCTGTGTTCACATTAGCACCGATTAGAGTAAGCGCCTTCTTGGCATCTTGTGTGAAGCATATCGTATGATTTTTATTATTTTTAAAACTTTTAAGTTCACCCTCGTATTTCTCGATACTTATGGAATTGCGTACCTGAGATTTACTGGTCATCTTACAATAATTATGAAATAAGCTTGCTATGTCAATCGGACAACGCATTGTTGCAGTAATGCGATTCTTATTTTTGAGTAGTTCGAATTTTATTTCAGTTTTGTCAGGTATGACATTATAACGTGGAATTTGTTTCGAATCACCCATCAATATTATCTCACCACTAATTTTACCCTGTTCTTTAAGGGATTGGTACAATCCAAGTGAGCAAGCTTGAGCTACGAATGCTTCATCAAAATAGAGGTTTCTTACTCTACCGTGCTTATTAATTAAATTATAGGTAGTAATATAAGTATTAATGTCATTATTCGTGTTGGCCATTCGGAGTCCAGAAATTGGACGAATTGGGGAAATAATTAAATCACATTGACACTTAATTTTACATACACCGCGGGTTTTAGCGGCGCCGGCTACGCCATCGATCGTTTTATAGGCGTAGTCTTCATACCTTAATTTAACTTTTTCTATTTTATTACTGACGCAAAATTTGTCCAAAGCGTCAAAATCATATTTGATTACCGTTTTGCTGTTAATTTCTGGTAATACATTAGGGCTGCACTTATGGGTTTTGTAGTATTGATTTTTAACATCTCTTTCAACCATATGTTCTCTTATGGGAGTATCGTATATTGGTGTTTGCTGGCTAAGATGCTTGAACAGTTCTTGTGTCATAGCTGTGAAATTGTAATCAATATATATTTCGCCACTACTTGGTGCTGTGTAATCAGATGCGAAAATAGATTTTGATGTACAATAACGCGTTGTGTCGTACAAAATATGATATTCTGGTGAATAATAATCAATTTTTGTAATTAACGTTACGTTGTGGCGAGCAAACAATTTAATATACTCCATAGTGATCATATTATCATATATAATCACTTCACCATTTTTAAAAGTCAATTCTACAATATCCGTGTACTCTTGATATTTTTCTCCGTTTTTTATGAGTTTACTATTGATATCAAGAGCATGTTCACCCTTATATACCGCCATACGGTAATCCTTGCATCTTCTCTTTTTATCATCCATTATGATGCGATGTAAATTGCCGGGTGCGGCACTGATATCAAACCACTGTTTGTTTGCGTGGTTAATAGACAAATAATTATAAAGGTCTTTCATCTTATTCGTCATATCAGTTTTGTTGGGGCGGCGACTGACAGAGGCATAATCTTCCGTTGGATCGTTAGGGGTAGTCATAATACAATTCTTTTCGTTTTTAAAAAGCATATGATAACCGCCGTTCATGCCTTGCCTACGTACCCAATGGCCACCAGTGTTAACAATATATATCATTGGCCAATTTTGGTCAAAGGTGTATACTATAGTTTCACCTGTAGCACTGGATACGTCCTGCATTGTTATGTTTACGTTGTTCAAACATGCAAAATACGCCATCTCAACATCAGATAACCACGTTAAGTTTTTCGTTTGCGTGGTTATTCTGTTCAAATCACCCTTACTTACAGTACTTGTTCCGAATATGGAGCTCGTATATTGCGTACCAATCATCCTAGTTTTAACGTTGGGGTCAAATGTAGTATTCAATGCCTTTTTAAAATCTATTTGCATAGCATCTTTCAAAGCATCAAATCCACATTGTCCTGGATTGGAGTTACGAGCGATTTTTGGGTTGACGATTGCTACATTACTCAATTTCTTTTGGTCAACCGTATCCTCCATATATTGAAACGTGAACTCTTCATCTGATGAATGATATGATTCGTCACGATAAAATCCGTCCTTTAGTGTTGTTAATTTGGCACTCGTCATTGTATAGCATTTGTCAGGTGTCAAAACAAAATCTTCGATGTCGAATGTAATATCTCTAAATATATCCACTATTTTACCAAGGACTTGATCTTTTATTTTTTGCCATGTTGTACTGTTTTGATGTTTCTGTAGGTACTTGAAGGTTCGTGAAATATCTTGCGTTCTGCGAAACCTTTTGATGGCAACATATATATACAAATTTTTAATAATTTCATCGTAACTTTCAATATCGGTATCCAGACCTTGAAATATCACGAGATTCGAGCCTTTAACGTCGTATGATAATGCTGCGGATTGGCCTCTTGCCCAGTTTGAAAAACTGGTCCATTTAAAGCCTTCATCAGTGGTAGATTCTGCCCACTTAATGACTGCGTCAGCAAATTTGGTAGGTACGACGAGCAGTTTTCGATATAAATCACCCTTCTTGATAGTTTTATGCATATAATGCACGAAATCGGGTAAATAATAAAAACCGCCATACATCTTCTCGAATGGTATAACACGTATTAATGGCTCTTTCAATACGGATGGGACTTTAACCATTCGGAGGAAACAGAAATCACTTATGTTGTCTTGGATTTCTGATGTTATATAAAAATTACCACAATTGATACCGGTTGTGGTTAAATATGCACGCCACGTATTAATGTCATGTTCATAGACAAATGATGAGTCTTTTAAAGAAAATAACATTCGCGTGCCATTACCAGTGATCTTGGTCTGGTAATACTCCTCGTTGACACGATGATTTCTGTCAACCAACGCGTAAGGTAGAAACATTGCAACATCATACATGGATAAACCATGTTTGATGAAAAATTTTACAACCTGCTCCATGGTAATGTCATAATTAGCATTAACTGAGAAGGCGTAAGCTGCTTGATAGTTGCAATGTTCAGCACCTTGCGAACAAATAAAACCGAATCTGTTGTTAGTATTCACTTGTGTGAATAGTTCAGCATTACTTGTTCGAAACGCGGTCTGTAAATATCTCGATTGTTCGCGACTAGATTTTATTCTCGCACAAATATGATATTTACGTTTTTCCCCGTCAAAATTACCGCCGATATCAATCGATCTCAATTTGGAATTAACGCTTAAATTTTCTGCATGTTTGCGATATTGAGTATAAGCGTACCAATTGAGGAATGCGGGTATTGGATGGGTACTGTGTTTCGGATTTGCATCATACGCCAAAGGTCTTGGAGACAACAATGATTGTAGTTTGTTGTGCTCTTGCAAATTAAATAGGAATGGTGATTTAATTGCCGTAGATGCTATGTTCTTGGCAGACTCCACCGATATTAAATCGAAGGGCCTGCTAACGTCAGCACGGGCTCTTTCGGAGCCCGTGGGGAACGGTATCAAGTAATCAATATTTGACATAATATTCTGTATTATTAAATTTGAT